ATTACTTTTCCAGCGGCATCTATGCGCGGGAAATAGATATAGCCAAAGGGTCGCTGATCATAGGGATGCTGCATAAACACAGTCAGATCAACATAGTATCAAAGGGTGAGATATCCGTACTGACCGAAGATGGCTGGAAACGGGTAAAAGCGCCGTACACCTTTGAATCCCCGGCAGGAACCAAGCGGGCCGGGTACGCACATGAAGATACGGTATGGACTACCTTTATCGGAACAGAAGAAAAAGATCCGGAGAAGATGGACGATTTACTGACCATCGGCAGTTATCAGGAGTTTCTTGAAGTAAAAACTTTATTATTACAAGAGGAGAAAACATCATGTCATTCGTAGCCGCAGGAGTAGCCCTGGCACAGGCAGCAAAACAAGGTAAGGACAAAAAAGACGCAAAAAACGCAGCCAAGATGGCGCCTAAATCAGCAGCACCGCATCAGGGCCGGGAGAAGCAGGGAGCAGCTGTTCGTGGTGGTGGTAAAGGCACTGCAGGTTTCGGCAGTATCCGTAAAAAAAACTAGGAGGAATTATGCCGGACAAATATCTGACCAAGGCAGGGCAGGAAGCTCAGAATAAGAAGACCAGAGACACGGTGGCCAGAGAGCTGAAAGCCCACAAGAAGGGAGTTGCGAAGAAGGCCCGGGAGACCAGGCCGGAGCACAGGGGATGAGACCCGGCGCGGACTTCACCGAAGTCTTTAACACAGAACTGACAGAGGAAGAGGAGGCTGATTTTCAGATCTGGGCACTGGAGGAATCGGTGAAGAGCGGGCATGACCGTTTAAAGGACTTACAAGACTATGATTTACGGGGATTTTTCAAAGGCGGCCACCGCTTCGACAGTAACAACCATGGTACGGACCGGTTTAAGAAACCAACACACCCGACGTTTAGTAATGAATCCATCTATTCAGGAGTCGTGGCACCAAACGGAGTTGTATATCAAGGAGGGGAATGGGGGCGCAAAGATGATCATGACACCTACACCCCCCACCCCAGTATGTTTCAAAACGGAACCCACGACAGGCTGAAGATGAAGAGATACTTCATGGATGCTGAAGCGGGGAATGAATTAATATTTAATGAGGAGGAGTAAATGCTGGTAAAAGTAAAGAAAGAGATCAGGGAAAGAAGGGATTCTGTAGCAGCCAAGATTCTGGGTGGCGTGCCGGATTTTGAAGTATACCAGCGTTTACGGGGAAGACATGAAGCATATAGTGACGCTCTGGCGTTAATTGATCAATATGGAAATCTGGAGGAGGAAGATTAAATGGCTACCGTTAAAATAAGAGAATCACACGACGACTACAACATTGAGCACGCGCAGAACCCGACCATGCCAATGCGGGATATGAGCGATTACGAGACCTTTAAAGACACAGGTTTTACGCTTGCCGAGCTGCCTGATCCTAATTTATGGCGTTGCCTGGTTTTTCCCAAGCAACCAAAGAAGCAGACCGAATCGGGAATTATTCTGGCAAAGGATGCCACGGATGCGGAAGAAGCCCTGCAGTATATCGGCCAGGTGATTAAGTTAGGACCTCTGGCAGGACGTAACCACCAGTACGAGAATCCGGAGTACAAAGAAACACCGGACGGGACGTTCGGCAAAAGATGGTTGTGGAACATAAAGCCCATGGACTGGGTGCTGTTCGGCAAGTTTGCGGGGTTGCAGATTTCATATAAGGGTCAGGTACTTAAGCTCTTAAACGATGATGATATCATCGCCCGTATCGATACCCCCGATTCTTACAAAGTTTATATATAGGAGGCATTATGGCCACAATGAAAATGTTAAGGGCAAGTGAGAAGGGACGGCGCAACGAGGAGATTGTTTTAGCCGCAGAAGAACTGGCTAAGAAGGAAAAGAAGCCGGCGAACCAGTGTCTGGCAAAAGAAGCAGTAATTCATGCTGCGATCAATAACCCGCCGGAGCTGCCAAAAACAAACCCGTTTCCTGCGGCGATTGAAAAACTTAAGAATGTAAATAAGAAAAGAAAAGCCGGCACCAAAGAAGAGCATAAGTAAAGGTAAGAAGGAGTAAATACTTTTAAACACCACGGCTGAGATGCCGGAGACCAGAGGGAAATAAGCATGGCTAAGAAAAAGATGTCAGAAGATCTGTTGGAAGGAATTGATGACGATTCTTCTGACCGGGGTTGGAAAACTCAGGGTCTGGATGAAGAAGAATTTACACCGGGCGATGATGTAGACGACCCGCATAGCGAAGAAGAGTCTGACCCCAGGCCGGATCCTAAGCCAAAGAAAAAAACGGTAGAGGACGACCTGGACGAAGAAGATGATCCGGAAGAAGACGAGCCGGATGAAGAGGGCGAGCCGGATGAAGAGGGCAAGCCGGACGAAGAGGACGAGGACGAAGAGAACGAAGATGACGGCAAGGACTACTCCAAGGCAGTACAGAAGCGCATTCAGCGTGAAATAAAACTCAAGAAGGAAGCCGAAGCAAGGGCGGACGAAGCAAATGATCGTGCCTATAAGTCCGACCTGGGCGCGTACGAAGCCCGTAAAGTCACCCTTGAGGGGATGGCCAAGGAAAATCAGCGTGATATTGCGGATGAAAAACTCAGGCTCAAGGCCGCCAAGGAGGAAGACGACACCGACGCTGAGATAGAGGCAATGACCCGGATCAGTGAACTGCAGACCAAAGCACTGGATATCAAGCGCGGGGCAGATTCCAATGCAGCTCCTGCCAAAGTAACCAGGGCAGCATCCGGATCCCCGCAGGCCACCAGATGGATGGATCGCAATAAGTGGTTCCAGAACCCTTCATTCAAGAACGAGATTGCCTTCGCCAGAGTGATTGACGGTGAACTGGGCGGAGATCCTGAATGGAAAGCCAGGGTGGGCACTTCCGAATACTTTGCAGAGCTGGACAGACAGATACATGAGAAGATGCCGAATCTGCGTATGTCCATAAAGAAGGCCTACGGTGCAGGAAAGAAGACACCGAGGGTGACCTCTCAGAGCCGTGGTACGGTAATTGTGAAGCACAAGAAGAGCAAAAACTTTCAGCTATCCAGAGAGGACCGGGTAAATGCGGCGGAGTTCGGGCTTACAACCAAGGCAGAACTGGACGCATATGCGAAGGAAAAATATAAACGAGTCAACGCAGAAGGAGGCAGATAACATGGCAGCTACACATAAAGCATTAGCGCAGGCAGAACTGAAGATCAGACAGAAACTGAAAAAATCCTCAGGGATCAAGGCGAATACCAAGGTGCACGAAGAGAAGTTAACCCCGTGGAAACGGGGATCATCTCTGGATACACCTCCGGCCAAAACAGGGTTTGATCAGCGCTGGATACGGTTTATGGTAGGAGGCGAGTATGATGCCACCAATTATTCACGCAAAGTCAGGGAAGGATGGACTCCGGTGGATAAAGACGCGGTTCCGGAGAACTGGCAGATGATGCACTCTACCAGCGGTCGTATTACCGGCATCATAGTAGAGGGTCTTATTCTGTGTGAACGCCCGAGAGCGGTATCCAAGCGCAGGCTGAAAGCTATGCAGATTGAGACAGCCAGACGTACAGAGGCTTCGGATCACGATCTGGAAAGCGTCAATAAATCAAACAGGAATCCTGCTTTCGGGGAGATAGAGAAGCAGACAAGGAGCACTCCTGCGAGAGAAGTGACGATACAGAACGACTAAGCAACTGGCAACGGTTGCCACTTTTGAGGAGGTGCAGACTAAAAAAAGTTTGCATCTCCTTAATTTTATGGTATTGTCTGATCAGAATTCAACGGCTCCGTCGCAAAACGGGGTTCACAAAGGCTCAGGGTTGAGGCTTTGGAGGTCGGCGCACAGCCGACAGTAACAAAACGCTAACGGGTACTTCCGCCAAACTGGCACAGTTAACGTGATGAAAACAATCGAATGGAGGCATATATGGCTGGAGGCACATCAACCCCAGTTGGTTTTCGTCCGTTTCGTCACTTAGGTGGTGGTACACCCAACAGATACATGGAATATCCTATAGCCACTGGTTATAACACCAGCATTGGCACAGGTGATCCGGTAGCACTGGCAGAAGACGGTACCATCACTCTGTGCGGGGTAACTGCCCGTATCCTTGGTATCTTCATGGGATGTGACTACAAAAATGCAGCAGGTGAGGCAATATTCTCGGCTTACTGGCCCGCATCTACTACGGCAACGGAAATCAAAGCAAGAGTAATAGTTGACGCTAACGTCACCTACGAAGTTGAATCAGGTAAAACTACTGCACCCGCACAAGCGGATGTAGGGCTTTTGGCTGACCACGTCGCGGGCACAGTTAGTACGTTAATCGGTGATTCAAGAGCATACCTGAGCGGAACCCAGGCAACTGGCGACGCGCAGTTCCGGATCCTGAGTCTTATTAAAAAACCCTACAACACTGGTGCTCAGTACGATACGATTGAAGTATCTATCTGGGAACATGAGCTCAATCGCAAGGGCGATGAAGCTACACCGGGCGTCTAATATAAGGAGGCTATATCATGGCTATGACACGCTCACAGTTCAAGAAACAGCTCCAGGACGGCCTGAATACAGTGTTCGGATTGGAGTACAAGTACCGTATGGAAATCTGGCGCAACTATATGACCACTTCGACAGAAGGCCGCAAAGCCTACGTTGAAGATGTGTTGATGGCCGGGCTGGGTTCTGCTGCGGTGAAAGCTGAAGGTGCTGCGGTAACATACGACAGCACATCTGAAAGCTACACCTCACGCTATCTGTTTGAAACAATCGCTCTGGCGTTTGCGATTACAGAAGAAGCTGAGGAAGATGGTCTGTATGGTTCTATCGGTAAAAAGCTCTCACGGGCTATGGCACGTTCATACAAACATACTATTGCTACCCGCGTGGCCAATATCCTGAACAACGGATTTGACGGCGCATATTTAGGTGGTGACGGTGTGGAATTGTTCAACGCAAGCCATCCGTTGAAATCAGGCGGAACCGCAAGCAACATTCTTACCAACGCAGCCGATTTGTCGGAAACGTCATTGGAAGACATCATGATTCAGGTGGCTAACACCACTGATGATCGTGGTATCCCGATCGACATGGAGTGCCAGACTCTGGTGATTCCTACCGCACTTCGCTTCACTGCACATCGTATCCTTAAGTCTACAGGTCGTGTTGATACCGCTAATAACGATACCAATGCAATCAAGGACATGGGGCTCCTACCAGGTGGTGTCGCTATCGACAAACGCCTGACAGATACCGATGCGTGGTTTGTTACAACCGATTGTCCTGATGGACTGAAATACATCGACCGCAAGGCCGTAGCTACCAAGATGGAAGGCGACTTCGAAACTGGTAATTTACGCTACAAATGCCGTGGCCGTAGTATTCAGGGATGGTCAGACTGGCGCGGCGCTTTCGGCTCGCCAGGGGGGTAGCAAGTGCTTGATTTATAAGGAGAAGTAAGCCCTCCCTCACAAGGGGAGGGTTTTTAGTGAGTTTTATAACCGTACTACGACTGAAGAGTATTCAGTTCACTTAAAGAGAGGCAAATAATTATGGGTAACATTACTAATTTTCCAAATGGATTCACCGGCGGCGTGACTGTTCGCGGTCTGGCCCTGCTGAATACATATTCTGACGAGCTTGTCTGGGTAGCATCCAACGGCACAGCAAGCGGCGACGGAACTTTCGGGCGTCCTTATTCGACACTGGAAGTCGCTATTAATGCGGTAACAGCCGCTAAGGGAGCCGTTATTGTCATTAAAGCCGGCCATGCAGAATCTATTTCCAGCGCTACGGCACTGAATTTTGATAAGGCAGGCATTGAAATCATCGGTCTGGGTAAAGGCACATCACGTCCTACCTTCACCCTTAATACGGCTAGCACAGCTACTATCCCTGTTTCTGCAGCTAATATTTCGATTGAGAACTGCCGTTTCATCGGTAACTTCCTGTCGATTGCATCATGCTTCACGTTGACAGTGGCACCTAATTTCAGCGTGGTGAACTGCGACTTTGATGACACCAGCGCAATTCTTGGATTCCTGTCAATCATTACGACTACCGTTTCTGTCGATGCTGATAATCTTCGGTTCTCCGGCAACACAGTCAGAAGTATTGCTACTACGACACCGGGTCCGGCTTTAGTGATCGCAGGGACGATGCGTGGGTTGACTGTACAAGGCAATTACGTGGTTCATACCGTTGCAACTAACAACATTGCAGCGCTGATTGAGCATGGCGCTTTGGTTATGACCAGCCTGTTAGTGACACATAACATCGTGCATAGTGTCAATACTGACACTGCAACAGGCGCATTACTGGTTAAAACGACAGCCACTACGGGTAACGGGATCATTGCTCACAACCGCGTGAAAGCGCTGGACGTGGCAGCAGCGATCATTGTTACGGTTGCAGCAGTCGGGTATGGCACGTTTGATAATCTGTACACTGGTGAAACCACAATGTTGTCCGGTTTCGTACTACCAGCTATAGCTACAGACTAAGGCTTAATAGAATCAAGGTGTTACAGAGGAGAGTGGCAACCGTTGCCACTTTCTCTCTTAATCAGAGGAGGATTTTGGCATGAAACCAAAGTTAAAGAGTTACGCGCTTGTCACAGGTAACGCTACTAATTTAGTAGAGCTGGTTACGCTGGCGGCAACCGGAATACAGATTATGACGCTGGACGGAGAGCTGATTGTAGCAGGGGTTCTTCCGGTTCAGGAGATGGGTTATATCGTACTGATTACATCAGTAGGTAATGACTCAGGCATCACATTCACAATAGTTGGTACAGACGTAGACGGAGCAGCGCAGACCGAAGTGGTAACCGGTCCTAACGCCACTACTACTGTCAGCACTAAATTTTTCCGTTCCATTTCCAGCATTACCGCGTCCGGCGATACAGCCGGTGATGTGTCGATAGGGACGTCTAATGCAACCCTGTCGGCTCTTACCCCTACACTTGCTCTGGATATGTATTCACCAGCCACCAGTGTGGCGGTAAACATAAGCGGGACGATCAACTACGATCTGCTGAAATGCTTTGAACGGCCTACCGCCGGAGACGAACTGAACTTCGTGGCGGGCGGACTGGCAACTCAGACGACTGACGGGAACACGGCATACGCCGCACCTGTCGGCGGGGTACGTGTAGAGGTCAATTCCTATACTAACGGAGCTACATTAAAACTGGCTGTTGTTCAGTCAAGGCAGGTATAACCATGGCAAATATCACACCAGTAATGACCAAACCCAATGACGATACCATTAAGGTGGCATGGAGCGGGGTTACGGAGGCCGACACGCCTCTCGCGGTACAGGGCTTATCAGAACACGCGGATCGCTCGGTGGAAATCTCGGGATCACTCGGAGGTGCCACTATCGCCCTGAAAGGATCTAACGAGGGGAGTGAATACTTCACTCTGAACGATCCTCTGGGAACGGCGCTGTCCTACACCGCTAACGGGCTAAACGCCATTTTAGAATATGCAGAGTACATTAAGCCTGCCATTACCGGCGGAAGCGGTTCCTCGGTTAATGTAACGCTTATTTGTAAACGGAGATAAGTCATGGCTAAAGAAAACAAAGTAACGTCTGATGACATGAATGCGGCCCGGAAGTTTCTGCGGACGTTCGGTTCCATCTCTGAGATAGCGGACGCAATCTTACGTGTAGGCTCTCTTCAGCAGCAGGAGGACGAACTCGCCAAAGGGATTAAAGTCGTAGG